GCATTTTTGTCATACGTTCACGAAGAGCCTCACGTTGTTCTTCTGAAATCTTACGAGTTCGTTTAACCTTAATTGGTTTACGTTCTATTTTCACTTTCTTTGCCATTATGTCCTCATTTGTCAGTGGGATAACGTTCACGTAGTGCCATAAGCATCATTTCCCATTGCTTTGAAACTACATCAACATCATAAAAAGTATTAAAATACCTTGTCTGGAAAGTTAATCCCATTTGGATTTCATCTTTCCAATATGAATCTAAAGCCTCATTCAGAACATACGCATGTTTCCGTGCGTGTTCTTGTTTGTCTTGAACCATACCATACATCCAAGCAAAGTTTGAACAAGTTTCAGGTAATACTCCCCAATTCGGGCATACAACCACACAACCTGCACTCATTGCTTCAATAGCAGTACAACAACCTGTTTCTTGATAGGTGTTTGGATACGCCAACACATGTGTCTTTTGTAAGGCCTCTCTTATTTCATCATTTGACACACTACCATGATAATTCACATTTGGCATTTCTCTTAGCGTGTCATACAACTTTTCAAAATCTTTGTCTCGTTCTTCCCAACCATAAAGTTTCAAACTGGAATAAATGTCAACCTCAAAATCATCTCTCTTCTTATTGAGAATACCAAGAGCCCCAGCAAGAACATCCAATCCCCTATGTGGAGTGGAAAAATAAATTAGGCGGGTCTTACCATCTTCTTTCTTTGGTTTCTCATGGTCTGGTATTGGGACAATGGCATTTTTAAGAACTACACTTCCTTCATATGGAATTCCCAAAATCATATTATATTTCTCCAATGACCAATCAGAAGGAAAGATAAAACGAATAAACTTTGCTTTCTCCTTATCATCTTTGAGAAATTGAACTTCTGGATCATAAGCAGTATCCTGAAACCAAAGTATTTTCGGTTTATCTTCTAATGTCCTAACCCTAGAAAGTATAATCTGAAAATGATTCCACAACTCAGGATCTATTCTCTCCTTAATACGATTATAGACCAATTCACTTCCACCTTTTGCATTTTTGGATACCTCGGCTATATCTTCTACATCTTCTTTTTTATCCGTTTCTTCTTTTGGTTTCGTAGAATACTTTTCGGCCACCTTCCGCATTCGTTCTTTGTCAGAATCATCAAATACCACTAAACTCATAGGCTATACCTCTCCTTCTTTAGAACCATGATGTGAAACAACTGTTACCCTATTAAAATATGTATCTTTCCCGCCATCGTAATTATTATACTGATGACGAGCAACCGTTGCTTTTATAAGAAAACATTCGTCAAGTGAAAGCTCCCCCATGAAGTCAGAGCCGTCAGTTTGTAATTTATAATGATAAAAAAATCCACGATTTCCGTTACGGTCAACTACACGATGAACTTTGTAATCTTCTTTCTCAATTACCTTTACCAACTTAACAAAAAACTCACCTTTTTGTTTTGTGGTTCCAATAAAATCAAGAGCTTTAAGAGCCCCTTTATCTATTTTATTTGTTTTAACTCTGAGAAAATTATTGACAACTGGCGCGACAAACGACAGTTTTCCTGCGGAGATAGATTCAAGAGGTTGTAATTTTAAAGTTTTTGCATCCAACTTTGTGAGAGCTGATTTAGCATCACGCATAAAATCGTTGGCTGCATCCGCCATCAAAAAATCAAGAACTTTATCAATTCGTTCATCTATCAAATTCACTGTAAGTTTTTCATCCAAATGATTTCTAACTTTAGCAGCGGTTGTATCTGAAATACTTTCAGCCGCAGCCTTAGAAACAAATCCTTCCATACTGATAAACGATAACGACACCGCAATAGCGGCTTTCATATTATATTCCATATTAATCTTTTTTACTCATTTACTTATATTATAACAGATCAAGCCTCAAATGTCAAGTTTTTTAATCACAATCTGGTCTTCTTTTTGTAAAAGTCTGTGAAAAAGGATCTATTACTTTATACCACTTACCCATCTGTTCATCATAAACATGTTTCTCTCCTTTTCTGTACCTTACTTTATCAGTATCAGCTGGAGGTGGTTCTTTTTTTGAGGGGTCGAGTTTTAAAAGTTCAAGTCTAATTTGTTCGTTAATTCTTTCAGCTTTTGATCTTTTCTTTCTGTTCATAGCCGTGTTTGCAAATAAAATAGGAATCTACTATATCGGAAACCGGATTACCGATTTCGGTTGAATTGGGAGCCAGGTCTTTACGAAAATCAAATTCCGTTTGTTCGACAAAACTTTCATACATATCTCCTTTGGAAGAATTGCCTTTACCTGTCGCCGTTTTTTTGATTGTGGTTGGCGCAAAAGTTTCATATTTAATATTTTGTTGCCAAAACTTATGTTTCAATACTCCAACATTTTCTGCTATATGGAATACTCTTCCAGTTGCAGCAAATGCATAATCTTCAAAATATACATTAGTTTTTATAAAATTAATTGAGAATATATCAAGAACCCATTCTGATAATTCATTATATCTTTCTGACTCTGTAGTATATTCTATTGGGGAATAAGAAAATAAATTTTTATGTGGAAGTTGTAATTGATGTTTCGTTTGCGCAAAGAAATGAAATTCGCAATTATTGAAATCAAACTCTTCATTTTGAATATCACATACACATATACAAGGTGAAGTTAGAGAGTAATCTATTCCTGCAATTTTAGTAATGGTAATCCTGTTCACTGTCATCCTCCGCTTCCAAAAGAGTTCCACAAAAAGAACAATGCTCAATTGGATTTGGTTCAGAATGTTCTATTTTATAAGATACTCCACAAAAATGACAATCTATTGTCACCTCTACTTCCAAGGGTTCTATCATTTATTATTTCTTCCATGAATTTTGCGCAAAATACTCCCCCGATTTAAAATAACGAAATTTCAATTTATATTATAAAGACTTAAAACTTTTGACAGTCTTGTAAAAACTGATATTCGGTTTTCCAATACTTCAACTCTTTTTCAGTTTGTTCTACCTCAGGTAAAACAGAATGAGATGTAGAATATAGACCTTCTAATTTTTCTTTATAATATTCATAATGTTGTCTAGCTTCCTCTAAAGAGGTTAAATGATGCTCTACTTGAACGTACACTTTTCCTTATGATGGAAAAAAGTTTAAACGGATTAAAACAAACGGTTCCTAAACTAAAATGATCTGCTCCTATCGCATCATAATAGCAAATCATATCATAACAATAAATTCCACCACCGGCAATGACTTCTACATCGCCATACTTTTCCTTTATGTATCTAATATGTTTAGACGCATAAGGAATTATTTGCCTTCCGCTTAAACCACCATCATAATGAGGTAGAGTATTACAGCAATGAAATTGCCGAAACCCCATATCAACTAATTTATCTATATCCCACTCACTTGAAAGAGGTGATATCTTCACAATCATCCACTCTCTAAATTTTGAAATGAATTTTTTTATTATATAAAAAGGAATTCCATTTTCTTCAATATTGGGACATGATAAATTAAGTTCCAAATTAACATTATGTGGAACGATTTCCAACAATTGAAACCATTCTTCTTCTGTGAGCCCTGTTATACTAAGGACTTCATTTAATTGCTTGTATTTAGACAAACCAAAAATTATACCTGGATTTCTCAATTCCAATCTATTAACCCACCCATCACCAGGTACATATCTCAAGGTTTTAATAATCTGTTTTAATCTTCCTTTTCTTGGATGTAAGGTATAAGTTCCTACTACAGAAAGAGTGTTTGGAAATTTTAAATAATTTCCAAACGGAGCAGCAATAAACAGCATAATACATTATGGTAATTCACATCCATCCGGGCCGGTACAAGCCAATTCCTGTGATGCAATTGTGTAATCTTGCTTTTCAAAATCTGCTAAACCTTTCCAATTAACCGCCTTCGGCATAACTTTTAACATTTCTTCATATTCTTTTTTTGAACAATCTTGATACGGTGCTTGTCGATAAGTATGATCACTAAATGGTAAAAAACTAATGCCACTTATGTCATCGAAATTATCATATACCCATGCTGCTGTATTAACCCACTCATCTTCCTTGACAGATACCGTTACACTTGGTTTATGTTCACACCAATTTTTTGCATAGGTATGCCACAAAGATAACTGTTTCCATGCTGTCATTTCATTTCTACAATCTGCACCTTTTGGGCTTTTCATGGGAAAACTGAATACTGTAGTATGATTCGGTTTTGTTATATCTGGCTCATTTGGAAATCCCCTATCTTTCATCATTTGACAAAGAGGATCTTTATTATCTGCTCTTACTGTACGGATATAATAAGGATTATGTCGAGCATGAATACCAGAAGCAGAGTCTACAAGCTGAGATACAGTGCCGGATGGTTTGACGCAAGTAATAGCTGCTGCACTATTGATTCCAAGCATGTCCGCCCATTCTTTATTAGTTTCATAAGCTACATTTTTCAGATCTTCCAGAAGCTCTTCTAATCCCTTTTTAGATCCATTTGTAAGAGGATTATCCATTATTCCTGTAAGTGATACTCCCAATAACCGCTCCTCTTCACAATTTCTTTTCCACTCTCTTGAGAGGTATTTGAACTCTGTAAGAGTTGATTGGAAGGTGCCAAGGATAGTTGCAATTCGCACTTTTTCTTTGAGAGATTCGCTAGTGTCTTCTCGTCGAATAACCACTTCGGACAGGTTACAAAATTCCCTTGACCGTAAAATGATTTCGCTGCAAGGATTGGTGCCGAAGTCTTCCTTTGCCACTCGGCGCTGAATGTATGTGCCATCTTCGTTTTTCCTTTGGGTATTTAATTTTTCAGTATGTCTTTGAGCCGACATACTACTATAAATTCCTCGTTCTCCAGATTTACTATCGTAAAGAGATAACCACTCTCGCATGAAAGTTCCAACATCTGGTTTTTCTTTATAATTAACTGAATTGTTTGCGAGTGATCGTTGTATATTAAATTTGGCCCATTCACCATGTTTGGCGAATCGCATTTCTCTATCATTAAGATCACTAAGACTAATGAGAGCGCTCCTTCGAACGCCTCCAACTACAACAATTTCAGCAGTTTTACAAACAATATCATGACATTCTATTGGATGAAGTTTTCTCCCCGCAGCATTTTTGAATGAATCAACAGTAAAAGTAAATAAATCCACTAACGGGGCAGGGCCTGATGCCCTTCCTCCAAATGTTTTTAGGGGTTCTCCCGCAGCCCGTACCCTAGATACGTCCCACTTTGGAATCTGCCCTCCATATAATAATGATATTAATTCTTTGAATGCTTTAGCCCATCCCAATTTTGAATCTGCTACAATAATGGTTGTTTCAGTTTCATATAATTCATCTGGGATCGCAGGTAGCTGAGAGGTGTATGTTTCTTCTACTGAAAATCCTACTCCTGTTCCATTCATTAGCACATACAGGATTTCATCGAATGATCTTTGATTATCTACCTGTATATAGGAACAATTATAACCCGCAATGTTTTCTTTTTCTAACGCTGGCCCTGCAGTCATAAGACACCTCATAGATGGCATTACTTTGAGATCTCTAACTGCTTCTTCTAGTTCTACTCTTTGACCATTTTCTAAGTTATATTCACATTTTTCTTTTAAATGTTTTTGGAAAAAATTAAAATAACGATCTACCGTTTCTCCCCACGTCTCTCTTCGTTTTTTATCGTAATCCCATCGTGCATATCGTGAAAGATGAATAAATTGTTGGTATTCAGTCGGCAGTGTCATTGTCAGCTCCTATTTTAATTTTTTCTAAAAATTCTGTTTCTTCTCGTCCTGTTAATCGGTCAGTCGCGACAATATTATTGAGATTGTCTTTTATAATATCCATTTCCTGTCTTGAGAATGTAACTGCATCTCTATCATAATCTTCAAATGCCTCACAACATAAAGGAAATTTAGGCTTCACTAATTCATACATCGCATTTGCATAATCTTGTATTTCCCTTTGAGCATGTTTATCTGCTCTTAATTTAACAAAATGAAAAAAATTATGAAGGTCTATTTTCCATATACACTCCGTATAGTTAGCAACAGGAAGCACTACCCTTGCTAATTCTTTTGTTAATTCTTCATTCAATAAATTTTCATATGCTATATGGGCATTATCATAAACTCTATTGAATTCAAAATGTAATAAACCAGCAGAAGGATGTACTTCACCCCTTCCTTGGTTGTTTGTACTGGATTGTTTTTGAAGGTAATCAGCCTCAGGCAGATAGTATTCATTACTCATCACTGAGTAACGGCCAGAGTACTCGTTCAGGTTTGCCGTCCTGTGTCTAACGAGTTGTCTCATTACAAAAATTGGTAATTTCAAATGAAACTTGACTTCACACATCTCAAAGGGCGAGGTGTGTTTATGTCTCATTAGGTAACGGATAAGGTTCCGCGTTTGATTTACCTTTCTTGTTCCATCTCCATAACTAATACGAGCAGAGTTCTCTACTTCTTCATCGTCGCCCATCACATCTAACAGTTTTACAAATCCTAGTTGATGAATGGTTTTCATACCTAAACTTTTTTCCAACTGTGTACTTCCCACTCACCCCGCTGACCAGAGTAAGTATTTCTATTTATAATTTCAACTAACCGAGCATCCTTTATACTGGCTAGAACCATGTCATTGATATCTTTACAAGTAATTGAATTTGGCCATACCACAATCTTCCAGCCATCTTGTAAAGACTTTACCATACTTCTTGCTATTTGAAAGTTTCTTGGTTCATTGTCAAATATGAGTGTAGTCTTATCTTTATCAAGGATACTCAAATCAGACATATCCGCACCAGCCATTGCGAGACAATTTGGAAGAAATAAAGAGTCAATTGGCCCCTCTACCAAATATGTATGTTGGTCTGAATTCCACCTCTCAAGTCCAAACACCTTTGGTGCATCTTCATGTACCTTAATTGTTACATATCTAATCTTAGATTCTTGTAGGGCCCGCCCTTGTGCTCCGATAAGTTGGTTATCTTTATCAAAGAAGGGTATCACTAGTCGTGGTTCTCCACTCATCAAAGTAGAATACTTATCTCACTC